ACATTAAGGTACGCCTCCGCCCCCGGAAACGGGGCTGGGACGCTGGTTTCCAACGTTGGTATCAATGAAAGGATGCTGCATGCGGTTCCGTCGTAAACGTCGCTTCTCTTCTCGTCCGCGTCGTCGTCGGTTCAAATCTCGCAGAAGGATGTCCGGTCCTATGCGGATCGGCACAAGGATGTAATGTTGCTTTGCCGTAACCCTTATATGGCAAGCGGTGGGAACGCCTATGGATGTGGTCAATGTATGCCTTGTCGCATCAACCGTCGCCGTATGTGGTCCCACCGCATCATGCTGGAGTGCACTCAGCATAGCACTAACAGCTTCTGGACCCTCACTTATTCAGACGATTTTGTTCCTAAAACTGAGGGCGGTTTACCCACTCTAGACGCAAAGGAATTGACAGACTTTATGAAACGCCTTAGGTTCGATTATCACCCATCGAAACTGAGGTATTTTAATGTCGGAGAATACGGGGACATCACCCAACGTCCACACTACCACCTTGCGCTCTTTGCTTTCCCCCCGTGTGATCGGGGACTTACTCGCCATGACAGACGAGGAAATTGTTGCCGAATTTGTGACCGCGTCAGAGACCTATGGGGTAAAGGTCACGTTTATTCGGGGCAGTTGGAGGATGCTAGCGCAGCGTATATTGCAGGCTACGTCACCAAGAAAATGACCTCTAAGGAGGACCCTCGATGCCAGGGGAGACAACCGGAATTTGCGAGGATGAGCCTGAAGCCTGGGATTGGTGCTGGCTTCATTCCCGAGGTTGCCTCCGCTCTACTCAGCCACAATTTAGATTCTACGCTGAGCGATGTTCCCACCTCTTTGGCCCACGGCCGGTCTGCAAAACCATTAGGGAGGTACTTAACCCGCGAGTTACGCAAGCATATCGGAAGGCCACCCGATGCACCGCTATCGACAATCCAAGCTTCACAGGAGAAACTGCGCCCTCTGCAAGAGATTGCGAGGAAGACTGCGCCCAAAGGGACTTATTCGGAAACTTATAAGGCGCTTATACTATCGGTAAACGAAGGTCGTTACATACAGCTCGAAGCTAAAGCTAACCGCTCCAAAAAACGGGGAAGTTTATGAAACGCAACAAGTTCAATCTTTCTTACACGAAGCTTCTCACCTGCGACATGGGTGAGCTAGTTCCAATCGGCTTAACGGAGGTGCTGCCGGGTGACACTGTACAACAAGCTACGTCAGCTCTTATCCGCTGTGCTCCTCTGCTCGCTCCCGTCATGCATCCTGTACGCGTCGCTATTCATCACTGGTTCGTCCCTCATCGACTGGTATGGGAAGACTTCCAAGACTTTATTACTGGCGGTCCTGATGGTATGGATGACTCTATCTTTCCTACTATTACGATCAGTGGGGGTTCCGGGGCTGCTATTGGTTCTCTTGCTGACTATTTGGGGGTCCCTACTGGGGTCAATAATTTAGAAGTCTCGGCTCTTCCGTTCCGGGCGTATGCTATGATCTGGAACGAATTCTATCGCGACCAAGACCTTCAAACACCTCTGGTGATCGATGACACTTCGGGTCCGGACACTACTACTAATACTTCTTTGCAAAACGCTGACTGGGAGAAGGATTACTTTACGTCGGCGCGGCCTTGGGAACAAAAGGGTCCCGCTATCACAATCCCTCTGGGGAGTGAGGCTCCTGTTCTCGGCTTCGGACCAAAGACTGGTACGGATAACAAAGCTACTCCAAGTGGTGCCACTACAATCTTTGACAGCAACGGCGTTCAACGCGCTTTGGCAGCACACTGGCAGCAGTTTAACGATCCGTCCGATACCGCTACCAACACCGGCGAAATGCGGTATGGTCTCGAAGCTCAAACACTAGGAGGCGTCACGTATCCTCATCTGCGCGCCGATCTAAGTAATGCGTCCGCTATTACTATCAATGCGCTGCGCGAGGCTATGGCGTTACAACGCTATGCAGAAGCCAGAGCCAGATACGGTTCACGGTACACTGAGTATTTACGCTATCTTGGAGTCCGATCCTCTGATGCACGTCTTCAGCGCCCTGAATATCTCGGCGGAGGTCGTGAAGTCGTTCAATTTTCCGAAGTCCTCCAGACGGCCGAAGGTACTGATGGTCCTGTCGCATCCATGTACGGGCACGGTATTGCTGGAATGCGATCTAATCGCTACCGCAAGTTCTTCGAAGAGCATGGGTATATTGTCAGCCTCCTCACCTGCCGTCCTAAAACCATCTACGGGCAGGGCCTCTTCCGACACTGGAACCGTCGAGTAAAAGAAGACTACTGGCAGCAAGAATTGCAGCACATCGGTCAGCAGGAAATCCTTAATAAGGAGGTCTACGCCGCTCACGCAAGCCCTAACGACACGTTCGGTTTCCAGGATCGTTATGACGAATACAGACGTTCGGAAAGCCTCATCTCCGGTGAATTCCGGGATACTACGTTGGACCATTGGCATATGTCCCGCATCTTTGGTTCCACTCCTGCGCTCAACGCTTCGTTTGTTAGCTCGGTACCGACGAAACGGATATTCGCTTCAACGGACACTGACGGTCTTTATATTAACGCTAAACACTCTATTCAGGCTCGTCGCATGGTTGCAGCAGTTGGGCGGTCCTTCATCTACTGATCGCTGCCCATAATCCAAGCTCCTCGTGTCGGGGTCGCGCGGGGACCCCATAGGCGCGTAGCGTATATGGGGCAAGCGATCCCGACATGAGGAGCGCAGGCCCCAACACCTAAAGGAAAATACGATGCAGGAAAAAATGCTCCGGGAGCAGTCAGTCCAGGAACTCTACCTGGACGAAAACGGGCATGAGATGCCGAATCCTACGCCTATGCAACCCGCTGTCGGGTATAAGAAGCAACCGTCTATTGGTGAGATGATGCGGCAGGCTATCCGCCAAGCATCCCTAGAGGCCCGCCAAATGGGGGCCGAAACTGAAGAGGAAGCTAACGATTTCGACGTAGGCGAAGACCTCGAACCCTCGTCTCCGTGGGAGAACGATTTCGAACCCGACCCTATGCTTGATCACATGCTGGCCTTACACTCCCGGCCACCACAGCAGCCGGCGCCGCAGGCGCCGGCTCCTTCTCCTTCGGTGCCTCCCGGCACTCCCGCTATTCCGTCAAGCGGTCCAGCGCAGCGGCCGCTTGACGCGCCCCAAAAATAAGCTCAGGTCAGGCGGGGGACATTGTCCCCCGCAATGCTAAGCCCCTTAATCTTCCTGGTTCCTCGCCCTCTATGCGAGGCCCCAGGTCCCTCATCCTCCCGGGATGAACCCAAAAATCAGTGCACTCCTTGATGTGCACTGTGTTAGGTGACAGGAAACAGACGTGGCCAAAGGTAAAAACAACTCATACTCCGGTCAGCGCGATAACCTAAATCCATCGCTAACTACGTTGCTGAACGGTCCTCTTATCCGGCCACCTCTGAGGCTCCTGCCACTACCCTACAACCCCTATCCTCAGGAGGTCCTTCCGTATGCCGGAGACCGACGCCAATTCACGCCAGACGCTTCAACTGCCCCTCCAAGGGCTGTCACGCGCAACGCTAGTAAAGTTGTTGCAGGAAAACAGCCAGCGTCTATCCGCTTTTCTGATCCGAAGTTCGTTGGCATCTGCGCCAGACGTCAAATCCGTAAGGAGGTGCTGCATGCGCTTAAACGAACTCGCAAAGGAGCTGGAAGCAAGAAGCATTTCAACTTCTGGTCAAAGGTAAGCTGCAAATGATCGGAGAACTCATCTCCGCCGGTGCCAATATCCTCGGCGGCATAATGGGCAGTAACGACAAAAAACGCGATATCCAGATGCAAAAGGATTTCGCTCAACAAGGTATTCGCTGGAAAGTCGCTGATGCGAAAGCTGCTGGAATCCATCCTCTCGCCGCCTTGGGCGCGCAAACCACCTCCTACGCACCCGTCTCAGTTGGCGGCCCGTCTATTGCATCCGGGCTCGCCTCCGCGGGGCAGGACATTGCCCGCGGTGTTCATGCTACTCGCTCAAACTCTGAGAAGATCGATGCATATGCTAAAACGATCCAGGACTTAAACGTCCGTCGTATGGGCCTCGAAAATGATCTACTCGCGTCTCAAATTGCCAAGGTCAACGCGACGGGTCCTACACCAGGCATGCCGTCTCCTTCGGAACGCTACCTCATCGAAGGACAGGGAAATTCGCCGCTCGTTCAATCATCGCCTCAGCAACGAACTATGTCAGCTCCCGAGGCGGGTTCGCAGGAACCCGGCGCAATTACGGAAGTGGGCTATGCTCGCACGCCTACAGGCTGGGCACCTGTTATGTCGAAAGATGTCAAAGACAGGCTTGAAGAAGACCTTATCGGCATGCTTACCTGGAACATCAGAAACCGTCTTGCCCCCACTCTTGATGCTCATGCAGGCAACCCCCCTGCCGGTAATCCCGCAGGACCCGGCGAGCAGTGGGTTTACAGTCCCCTCAAGCAGGAATACATTAAAGTTCCCATCCCCCGTCGCCAGCGCGGTCTGGGTGCCGGTTTCCAACGCTGGTATCAATGAAAGGATGCTACATGCGCTTCCGTCGTAAACGTCGGTTCTCTCGTCGCTCGCCTCGTCGTCGCTTTCGCTCTCGTAGAAGGATGTCCGGTCCAATGCGGATCGGCACAAGGATGTAATGTTGCTTTGCCGTAACCCTTATATGGCAAGCGGTGGGAACGCCTATGGATGTGGTCAATGTATGCCTTGTCGCATCAACCGTCGCCGTATGTGGACCCACCGCATCATGCTGGAGTGCACTCAACATAGCACTAACAGCTTCTGGACCCTCACTTATGCAGACGATTTTGTTCCTAAAACTGAGGGCGGTTTACCCACTCTAGACCCAAAGGATTTGACAGATTTTCTAAAGCGCCTTAGGTTCGATTATCACCCATCGAAACTGAGGTATTTTAATGTCGGAGAATACGGAGAAAAAACAGGGCGTCCACACTATCACCTTGCCCTCTTTGCTTTCCCCCCGTGTGATCGGGGACTTACTAGCCTTA